ATCAGGCGCGGGTGATGGGGCAAACTCAACACGCGATCGAAGCGGTGGCCGAGATCACTCTGCCTGACCCAATGGCCCGAGGTGTCATGCTCCTGACCATCGGCTATCGACTGGCGACCGAAGCGGGCCTTACACTCGATCAGATCTTCGATGGAATGCGCGTCTGGGACGAGCAGAAGACCGAGATCTCGGCAGCAGCCAAGCGCTCCCGCATGCACGTCGCCCCTGAGCCAGAAAAGGAAACCTCATGACCATCCCCGAGACCGAGCTTTGTTACCTCAAGAGTGCGCCTGCCCTCATCGTCGTCGATGATTTCTATCGGTATCCGGACGAGATCCTTCAGCTCGCCAAAGAGGCTGAGTACGTTGCCGACGATCGCTACTTCAAGGGGCACCGCACGAAGCGGAACTACCTTTTTCCGTACGTGAAGGAGGAGCTCGAGAGGCTGCTCCAGATGGGGATCACGGACTGGATGCAGCAGCCGGCCAACGGCGTCTTCCAGCAGACGACGAGCGCCGATCCGCTGGTCTGGCACTCCGACCAACAAGACTACGCCGCGGCCGTGTACCTCACCGAGCCCGAGAAGACGGGCGCAGGCACGAGCTTCTGGAAGCATCGCAATCTCGGCAACCGCCGGCCCGACAAAGACCCGGAAATCAACTCCGATTTGTACAGCAAATTCAACCTAACGAATGCCAAGAACTGGGTGCTCGTCGACCAGGTGGGTTCGGTCTTCAATCGGCTCGTCATCTGGGACGCGAAGCTCATCCACTCGGCCACGAGCTACGGCGGCTTCAACATCCACAAGCCACGCCTGGTACAGTTGTTCTTTTTCAGCGTGAAGCGATGAGTCGAGGCGAGCGCGTGAACAGCGCTGAGATCGACGAGATCTGCTTCAGGCACATTCAGTCGAACACCGACGGCAAGATCCATCCGGTCAAGCTCAACCCCTTCCACGTGAGGCTACTCATCATGGAGCTTCATCAGCTTCGACAAGTGCTCTACCGCAAGAACTCTGGCTTAAAGATGGTCGAGCACGGCAGCACCACGCCTTGCTGGTGCGGACACGATGAGATCACTCCATGATCGATCGCTGGTACTATCGATCGTTCCGGCTGATGAGCCTCCGGTGGTTCCGGATGCAGGCGGCTCTCCGGGCTGAGCGAGACGCTTGAAACGTGTCGTGCTCTACAGCGCCTCCTTCGGCGGCCACGACGAGCCGCCGGAGATCTGGGACGCGGACTGCGATCTGATCTTGTTCACGGACAACGAGAAGCTTCGTCGCAAGACCTGGCAGATCGTTCTCCGCAGTGACTACGCTAACGGCGGCAATCCTGCGGTGTCAGCGCGCATGCAGGCGAAATACTACAAGCTCGACTCGGTGGCGCAGTTTTGCCGGAAGTATCAGTACTCGGTCTGGATCGATTCAGCCTTCTGGGTGCACCACGGCAAGGGCTTCGTTGGCCACTGCCTCAAGCACCTGCGCGACGGCATCGCCTTCTACCCGCACCCGGCCGAGCACCGCACGCTCGAGCAAGAAGTCTCGTATGCGATCGCGATGCCGAAGTACGACGGTGAGCCGCTCGTCGAGCAGGTCCAGCATTACCGCAGGGAAGGCTTTCGGGGCGGGCGGCTGCTCTGTGGCGGCGTCATCGCGCGGGAGCACACCCGAGCGATCGCTGAGCTTGAGCGCGCTTGGTACGACGAGTGTGAGCGCTGGACCTCACAGGACCAGCTGTCGCTGCCGTACGTGCTGAAGCAGCGGGGGATCACCCCGGGTCACATCCCGGGCGACATCTACAGTAACCCCTACCTCTATCACCTGTGGTCGGGGACGCAGCGCTAGCGCGGCGCGAGCGGCTTCACGAGCGTCGCGATCATGTCTTGCGCGGCTTCCTTCAGGAAGGTCACCATCTTCTGCTGGAGCTCGGCGTTGCGCGGCTGCACTTCGGGGTGGAGTGAGTAGCCTGCGGTAAAGTCGAAGTCGCAGTTGAAGCCGCCAGGACACCACTGGGCGTCCGTGTGGGGAGCGTTGCTCAGGCGCCAGGTCTTCACGGCGTAAAAGAACGTCATCTCGCCGATCGGCGGCCAACGGTGCTGGGGGTCACCATACGCACGCGAGGAGGCCCAGTAGGGTGTCGTGATGGTGGCTTTGCCGCCGGGGATCAGGATGCGGCACAGCTCGTTGAGGAAGTGCATGCGCTGCACCGCATCGAGGTGCTCGTAGAAGTGGGATGAATTCACTTCTTCGATGGAGTTGTCCGCCCAGGGCCAGGTGAGGCTCGTATCGCTGAGATCCATGCAGTGATCGACGCCGGGCATCGGGTGTTGATCGACGCCGAAGAAGCCGGGCTTCTTGTTTGGGCCGCAGCCGAGATCGAGCTTCAGGAGTTGGGCCGAAGCGATCGGAGACGCGCTCGAGATCGTGGGCGACGGAGTTGCTTGAGCAGCGACTCGAGAGCGCGGATTCTGCTTCGACTTGGACTTCGGTTTCGGTTTTTTCTTTTGGCTCATTGCTGCTCACTCACCACATCGTGTCGGGGATTCCGAAGTCGCCTCGGAGATCGTAGTGGCCGACTTTGATGCTGCAGTCGACCGCGAAACGGTAGCCGTACTTCTTGGCGTCGCTCGCAAAATAGAGATCTTGGGTCGAGACGCCGTCCCGCGTCTGCGTCTTGAACCACGGCCTTCGGAGCTTCGGATCTTTAAACATAGCGAGGCGCCAGAGATTGAAGCCCATCCCAGTGCCGTTGCATTCGACGAGGCCGCCGCCGAGATCGGGCGGCTGCGGACGGAAGTTCAGGAGGGGATCTTTTGGATCGCCCCAGATTTGCGCGACTCCCGTTGGACCCTTGGTGAAGTAGAGGCCGCCGATGCAGGACAGCTCGGGGTGCGCTTCCATCTGTTCGCACAGCTTGATCACGCCATCGGGGGGAGGCGCGTTGTCGTGCTCGATCGTGAGCATGTACTCCCAGCGAGACAGCTCGGGGTGCGCCAGGATGCCTTCGAGGGCGGAAGAGTACGCGTCCCCCACTTCCATGCCTTGAGCGAGAATACGGACGACGCCGTTGTTCGGGGGGAAGGCGAGGTTCCAGTGGGCGAGGGCGACTTTCGCGGGGATGAGGTCGGCGGCGGGGAGCACCACGATGATGCGTTGGTGCTTCCAGGATCCGCCCTTCATTAGCCGGGCGCTTGTCCCCTCGGGATCGGCGTTGTTCGAGCCGCCGAAATCCTGCATCAAGAGCTGGGGCTTCATGGACTCGGCTAGCTGTACCAAGAAAGCCAGGGGTTGGGAAGAGGCTTGATTTAGGCCCGGATCCAAAACAGCGAGGCCGCGATGAGCACGGTTAGAACAGCGGGATGCGAGAGCACCGAGCCATTGCTATCCGTCACCGTCACTGTGAACACACTGCCGCTGTCTGAAAGGCTCGTCGCGGGCGTCGTGTAGCTTGAGCTCGTGGCTCCTCCGATGGGCGTGCCGTTCAGGTTCCACTGATAGGACAGGGAGCCGCCGGAGGACGTCGCTGTCACCGAGAGCGTTGCTGTTTGGCCGGCGTAGACGGTGATGTTTTGCGGCTGGCTCGTGATCGTGGGGCCAGGCTGCTTGAACGCAAGCGCCGCGATGGTCCAGAAGTCATCGACGATCGCGCCGCAGACGACGGTCATCGGGCTCGAGCCGTCAGACAGACCGTCCTGCACCACGAACGGATCCGTCGAGGTCTGCACGACGTTGGCGGTGTTGGCGCCGACGGTGCCAGCGCCACTCACCGCGACGTTGTTCGCCCAGCTGGTCATCACGACCAGATCGTTGGTCGAGGTGCCGGAGAGCGTGGTCGAGATGGGGGCTGTGCCGCCACCGAAGCGGTTGTTACCGTTTGAGGTGCGGACAGCGCCTGTTGGCGGGTACTCGACGATGATTGCGTCGCAGAACGTGCCACCGGGGAAGGTGATGTTGACGACGTTGCCAGCGCCATGAGCGGCGATGCCGATACAGACGAAGAGCCAGAGCGCTACGCCATTGGAGCCTCCAACCGAGTCCTGGAATACTGCTAAGACATAGGTATTGCCCGACGAATCAGTCGGCACCGGGACTGCGGTGGAGACCTGGTTATTCTGAACCCAAACCGCGACGACGTTCGTGTTGCCGGAAGTCTGTGCGCCGGTAAACGTGACCGTGCCGCTGCCTCCAGCGCCGAGGTTTGCCTCGTTGGACTGGATGGAGGGAGAGGCCACGGATCAACTGACTCCGATGCGAAGATTAGGCAGCGCAAACACCCGAATCACTCCTCCGAAATCTGCGGCACGAACTGAGGCGCAGGCGGCACCGTGAACACGAATGGACCCGCGATCCCGAGTCCCAGAAACACATAACTCACCGGATCTTGGGTCAAGCTAAAGTGGGCACAGAAGGCTGGGTACGCGTCCACCGCAATCGCCTGGTACACATTGGCATTGTTGCCATCCCAGAAAGGGTAACCTTGCTGACCCATATCAATGCTTGCTGTAGGTGAAGACGTTCGACGTATTATCCGAACGAATCATGGTTGCCGTGTACGAGAGGTACACGCTGCCGTCGTAACTGAGAGAGGTCAGCGTTAGCGATAGATGGGTCATTGATTTTTTCCCTTGGGTTAGCTGGTTCCGACAAGCCGCATGTACGGCATAATTCCCGAGCCAGCTGCAGTCTGCGAGATCGCCGACAGCGCGACTGACACCGGAAGATTCGTTTGGCCTGCAGAGGAGAAGAGCCCGAAGCCTTCCATCCACGCGCCGATGGGATTGCCACCGGAGACGCCACCGTTACTGAATTGCGACGAGACGGAGCCTATCGGCGCGAGCACGTTCTTCACCGTATTGATGGCGCCGCCCACATACGACACGCTGATGCCAACGTTGACGCTCGACGTCGATCCCGCGTTGAATAACCCGAGCCAATAGTTGCCCGGGGACATCGTGCTGTTGATATTCAAACCGACCAGCTTAAAACTGGCATAGTTGCTCGTAATGTTGAGGCCCGCGCTCGCAGTGGTCGCGGTCCCATAGCCCGTCTGGTTCGAGGTCGTCGGCTGATTAAACGTGTAACTTGAGTTATTGCCGGTGACTCCGAGCGAGAAAGAGCCCGACATGATCGTGCCGATCGTCGTGCTGTTCGTGCCCGTACCGCGCGTATAGATGCCCCACGACTGGGTAAGAGTCTGGCGACCAGAAGAGGTGCCGACCGTCAAGAAGGCCATCGACTGGATGACCTGCAGATACCCAGCGTTGACGTACATTGGCAGCACAAACGGGAAGAATGAGGCCTGGCCCGAGCTCACGCTGTTAGCCGTGAAGGTCGCGCTTGCCGTCCCCATAAACGGATTGATCTCAAACTCATTGGCCGCCCCGAAGCTCGAGCCCACGCCGATGATGCTGAGCGTGCTGCCCGCGGTCGAGATCGAGATGCCGCTCACGCCGACGACGCTCGTCTGCGGCGGGACGCTCGCTGTCAGCGTGCCGCGGGAGTCGAGCCCGAAGGTGACGTTGTTGGCGTTCCCGAAGGTGATGGACGCGAGGTTTGCGCTGGTCGTGCCGGCGGAGAAGTTGATGCTGCCGCCACCTCCACCGCCCGTGGCGCTGATGACGAGCGAGCCATTCGACATGCCGACGGAGATGATGCCGGCGCCGTTGAGCGTGATGCTGCGCGCGTCGAAGGTGGCGCTCGTGTTGTCGGTCGTGTTGCCGGCCGCGAAGAAGCCGAGCGTTTGGTTCGATTGGGCGGCGACCGAGCCCGTGATCGTCGTGCCGTCGTATCCGAAGGAGACACCGTTGGCGTTGCCGAAGGTGACGGCGGAGACGAGCGAGCTCGAGGCGCCGGCGGAGATCTTGATCGCAGCAAGCCCGCCGCCCTGAAAGCCCTGGGCTCCTTGAAAACCCTGGAAGCCCTGCGAGCCTTGAAAGCCCTGCGCTCCCGTCGCGCCCTGAAAGCCTTGGTTTCCTTGGGCGCCGGTCGCCCCTTGCGCGCCTTGCAGGCCCGTCGCGCCTTGGGCCCCCTGATTGCCCTGATTTCCTTGGTTGCCTTGAAGCCCCTGCGCGCCCGTCGCCCCCTGCGCACCTTGGTTCCCCTGGTTGCCCTGAAACCCCTGCGAGCCTTGAGCGCCGGTTGCTCCCTGCGCTCCCTGATTTCCCTGGTTGCCTTGGAAGCCCTGCGGCCCTTGAGCGCCCGTGGCTCCCTGAAAACCCTGCGCGCCTTGTAGCCCCGTCGCACCTTGAAAGCCCTGGTTTCCTTGGTTGCCCTGGAAACCCTGATTGCCTTGGAAGCCTTGCGCTCCGCCGCTGATGAGGATGGAGCCGTTCGTGAAGCCGACCGAGATCCCGAGCGCGCCATTGAGCGTGATGCTGCGCGCGTCGAAGGTGGCGCTCGTGTTGTCGGTCGTGTTGCCCGTCGCGAAGAAGGCGAGCGTTTGATTCGACTGCGCAGGAGCGACGCCAGTCATGACGCCGCCGTTCAGACCGAAGGAGATGCCGCCCGCGTTGTCAAACGTGATGGCTGAGAGGTTCCCGCTCGTCGTGCCGGCCGAGAAGTTGACCGCAGACAAGAGCCCGGCGGTGCTCGGCACCGTGTAGCTCGCCGTGATCTGCGAGCTCCCCGACATCCCGAAGGTGAGGCCGTTACCGTTCGCGAAGACGACGGTACCGCTCGTCGCGAGCTGCGTGCCGGCGCTGATGGCCGGCATGATGGCGGGGTTGCCTTGAAAGCCCTGCGCGCCTTGGAAGCCCTGAAAACCCTGGTTACCTTGCGCTCCCTGAAAACCCTGCAGCCCTTGCGCGCCGGTGGCGCCCTGCGCGCCTTGGTTGCCCTGCAGGCCCGTCGCACCCTGGAAGCCTTGCGCTCCCTGCACACCGGTCGCGCCTTGCGCGCCTTGGTTTCCCTGGTTGCCCTGGAAGCCTTGAAAGCCCTGCGCTCCCGTCGCCCCTTGGAAACCCTGCGCGCCCTGCAGGCCGGTCGCGCCCTGGTTGCCTTGATTTCCCTGAGCTCCGGTTGCGCCCTGCGCGCCCTGGTTACCCTGCAGGCCCGTGGCGCCTTGCGCGCCCTGATTTCCTTGGTTGCCCTGGTTGCCTTGAAACCCTTGCGCTCCGGTCGCACCTTGGAAGCCCTGGTTGCCTTGCAGGCCTGTCGCCCCCTGCGCGCCTTGGTTTCCCTGGTTGCCCTGGAAGCCTTGAAAGCCCTGCGCTCCGGTCGCGCCTTGCGCACCCTGGTTGCCCTGGGCTCCGTTGGCACCTTGCGCGCCTTGGTTGCCTTGTAGGCCCGTCGCGCCCTGCGCGCCCTGGTTTCCCTGGTTGCCTTGGAAACCCTGAAACCCCTGCGCTCCGGTGGCGCCTTGGAAGCCTTGGTTGCCCTGAAACCCCTGCGCGCCTTGGAAGCCCTGCGCGCCCATCACGCCGCTCACGACGACCGAGCCGTTGCTGATCCCGATCGAGAGATCGCCCGCCCCCGCGAACGTGACGCTCCTCATATCGAACGACCCGCTCGTGCCGAGGGTGGTGTTCGAGACAGCGAAGAAGCTGAGGATCGGGTTGACGCTCGCGGTCATCGTGCCGCGAGAATCGAGACCGAAGGAGACGTTGTTCGCGTTGCCGAAAGTGATCGCAGAGAGGCTTGCGCTGGTCGTGCCGGCACTGAAATTGATGCTGCCGTTGCCGCCGCCACCGCCGCCCGTCGCACTGATGACGAGCGTATTGCCCGTGATGCCGACCGAGATAATCCCTGCGCCCGAGATCTCCATCGAGCGCGCATCGAAGGTGCCGCTCGAGCTGAGCGTCGTGTTGCCCAGACCGAAGAAGCCGATCGATTGGTTCGACTGCGCGGGAGCGACGCCCGTGATGACGCCGCCGGCAAGACCGAAGCTGACGCCGCCTGCGTTGCCGAAGGTAACGGCGGAGAGGTTGCCGCTCGTCGTACCGGCCGAGAAGTTAACGAACGACAGCAGCCCAGCGGTGTTTGGGACGGTGTAGCTGCCGGTGATCTGATTCGATCCCGACATCCCGAAGGTGAGCCCATTCGAGTTTACGAACGCCACCGTCCCGCTCGTCGCGAGCTGAGTGCCGGCACTGATCGCGGGGCTGAAAGCGGCTTGTCCTTGGAAGCCCTGCGCGCCCTGAAAGCCTTGTGCTCCTTGCGCGCCGGTCGCGCCTTGGAAGCCTTGCGATCCTTGCGTGCCCGTGGCTCCCTGCGCCCCTTGGTTGCCCTGCGCGCCGGTCGTGCCTTGGGTGCCCGTCGCGCCCTGAGATCCCTGATTGCCTTGCGAGCCCTGCGCTCCCGTCGTGCCCTGTGCGCCGGTGTTGCCTTGAGCTCCCTGACTGCCTTGCAAGCCCTGCGAGCCCGCGGTGCCGGCCGTGCCTTGAAGGCCCTGTGCGCCCTGGAAGCCTTGCGAGCCCTGCGTGCCAGTGGCGCCCTGCGCGCCGGTCGTCCCTTGGGCGCCGGTTGCTCCCTGCGAGCCCTGGCTGCCCTGTTGGCCCTGCGCGCCGGTCGTGCCCTGAGCGCCCGTCGATCCCTGTGAGCCTTGGGCACCAGCGCTGCCCTGCGTGCCCGTCGCGCCTTGGTTACCCTGGAAACCTTGCGTGCCCTGCGCGCCGGTCCCTTGGCTACCCTGCGTGCCCGTCGCGCCCTGGTTGCCTTGAAAACCTTGGGCGCCTTGGAAGCCGGCGCCTTGCGTGCCTTGGAAGCCCTGAGCGCCTTGATTCCCTTGGAAACCCTGCGCTCCCTGGAAACCGGCACCCTGCGTGCCTTGGGCCCCCTGCGCGCCCTGGAAGCCCTGGGCTCCCTGCATGCCCGTGCCCCCGCCGCCTGGCGGAATTCGCGCAGTGCCGCGGGCAGAAGCGCCAAGCTTGGCGCGGTTGGTCATGGATCGTCGGGGCTCCGGGCTGAGGAGCGAAGCGCGAAGCTCCGCCTACCAGGGTCGTCCGACCGAACCGATCCAGTGCCGAAAGCCTACCCTGGTGGGGCAGGAGGGAGCAATATTTTCAGGTGCGCGGGGGCGTCAGCCGGCCTGTCGCGCTGTAGGTTTTCGCAGCCCAGCGCGTGCAGCGGAGGAGGAGCGTCGCGCCCTCGGGGCCGGGGCCATAGTCGAGCGTGCCTTGGTAGGAGTGCGACACGTGGAGGCGCACGAGCGGGGGCGAGGAGCCCTCGGGGGCGGGGAGCTCGATGGAGCTCGAGGCCGACGCGCCGAGCTCACTACCCAGTTGAGCTCGAGCGCCGCTGACGGCGTGCCACTCGGAGCCGCCGTTGGTGGAGATTTGGGCTTGCACGATCAGGCGGCCGGGGCCGCCTTCGCAGGCGAGTTGCACCCAGAAGTCGACTTGCAGGACGTCGCCGGGTTGCCAGTCCCGAAACCAGCACTGGATGGGAGCGCCGCCGGAAGTGATGGCTGCAAACCCGTGCGGGTGAGTGCCGTACAACTCGGTCGATCCGGATTCGCTGATCTCGAGGAAGACGCTCGGGCCGCTCGGGCCAGGAGATCCCGGATCGCCCTTGTCACCTTTGAGCAGCACGCGCTCGGGAGCGGTCAGTGGCGGAGGCGCTTCCGCAGCGAATGAAGCAGGAGCAGTCGGGGCGTGGCGACGAGGGGTGGTCATCGATCGAGCTTGAGCCTAGCGGATCCTGCGAGGCGAGGAAACTTTCCTCAGATCAGCACCTCACCCATCGGGGCGTAGCCGGGCTTCAATGCGATCAAGTGGGCTTCGACGTAAGGGATGGCGTTCTGGCGGTGGAAGCCCGGGACGAGGTTGCCTTTCTCGTCGAGCGTGTCGCCGGGGAAGTAGGAGCGGAGCTTGGCCACCTGAAAGCGAGCTTTGGACTCGGGCACGTAGCGGGAGTGGCTCGCGCGCGTGTAGTACCAGAAGGAGTTTTCGTTCCAGAAGGAGACGTGGGTCGGGTCTTGGAAGGCGCCGCGGCCATCCGTGCTTGGCACGCTGATGAAGAGGAAGCCTCCGGGGGCGAGCACGCGGTAGGCTTCGTTCATGGTGTGGATGGGGTGCTTGAGGTGCTCGACGGCGTCGAAGGCGCGGATGACGCCGACGGAGTTGTCTTCGATCGATGCGGGCGCGACGCGTCCTGCTTTCCCCCACTGAGGCAGATCGAGATCGTAGCCTGTCGTCTTGTCGATGGGCTCGTAGTCTTTGTACGTGTCGATGCCGCCGCAGAGATCGATCTTGCGAAGCGGCGCGTACTGGCCGGGTTTGGTCTGCACGTTGTCATCGCAGAACTTCTCGGCGAGCTCGAAGATGTACTTGTCGTAGATCTGACCCGTGAGCTCTTGGATGAGCTGGTTCTTCTGCGTGACGGTTTGCTGTTGATGCACGCGATAGAAGTACAAGCACTTCGGGATGTGCACGTACTTCAGGCCCGCGAGGTAGCCGCGCACGATGAGCTCGTGATCGTCGATGACGGGCAGCTCCGGGTTGTGGCCGCCGACTTTCCAGTAGGCTTCCGTGCGCCAGGCGCGGAGGTGATTCGGGGCCCATTCGACGCGTCTCAGGTTTTGCGGGGTGATGGGGGGGTTCGGTTGAGCGAGGAGAGCGTGGCCTTGGAAGGTCACCGGATAATTCGTCCAGCCGCAGTCAGCGCGGTAGGTGTTCGGGGCCCAGGTTTCCGAGTGGAACTCGGCGAAGTCACTCACGACGAAGTCGGCGCCGTCCTTGAGCAGGAGCGCGGCGCGGGCGGCCATCAGCGCTTCTTCGTGCAGGAGATCATCGTGATCGAATTCGAAGAGGATCTCGCCCTTGCTCAGCTCGCAGCAGCGTCGCTTCAGCGCGCCGATGCCTTCGAGCTGCGTGTCGCCGTAGACGCGTACGCGGTTGTCTTTCCTGATCTTCTTCGGGAGCGAGCCGCCGTGGTTCTCGAGGACGACCCACTCCCAGTCCTTGTAGATCTGAGTGAGGAGCGTTTCGTAGGCGGCTTCGATGTAGCGGTTGCCGGTGAGGGAGAGCGGCGTGAAGACGCTGATCATGAGGCGACCTGCTCGGCGTCCAACATGGCCTGCAGATCTCCAGTGTGGAGCTCATGCTCACGCATGGCGTCGACGATGTGCGCTGTCATCCTCAAGCAAGCGGTCGCATCACGCTTGGTCTGCGAATGAATCGCACGGCATGCCATGTACAAGCACGCTGCCATGATCTCTTTGTAGTCGTGATTCTCGAAAAGACCGATGCACTTGAGCTGCGTAATCAAGTCCTCGGCCAGAAACGCGGCGAGGACATTGGGATCTTCGGACTCATCACTCATGCGGGCGAGCCTACGAGAACAAAAAGAAAAAGCCCAGAGAGATTGCTCATCCCTGGGTTTCTCCCGATCGCGAAGCTACGATCTCGCTTCGCACGCGAGGCTAGCCTAGCTCGTGCCGGTCGTCACCAAGATCCCGTACTGCGATGGGGGGTTCTGGCCGTTGTTCGTGCCGTAGGTGTTCGAGAAGGAGCCGTCACCGGGGGCGTCGGTGGTGAAGTCCCAGGGTGTACTGGGGCTGATCTTGGAGGCCAGGATCATCATCTCGTCGCCTTCGGCATCCGTCGTGAAGGTGAAGTAGGCGGGGCCGCCCGCGTTCGCGGAGGCGGAGTCGAGGTAGCTGCCTTGCTGCCAGACGCCATCGGTGCCGGTAGGAGTCAGCGGCGGGATCCAGACCGGATCGCCGACGGGCTGCAGGTACTCCCCCCGCAGATGGATCACGCTCGGTACGGTGCCGACGGGCTCTGCTTGCTCGAAGGCGACCGTGCGGATCGCGCCTGGTAAGAAGTAGCGCTGGTCTCCGGGTGAGGCCGGGTTGTTCTGCGCTTGACCGAAGCCGCTCGTGGGCAAATGGAAGCTCGAGTAGCTCTGCTGCGCGTTGCCGATGCCTTCCGCTTGACCGACTCGGAAGTCTCGAGTGTTCCGGTCGCGCCACAGGATCTGGTATTGGTACAGGGCGTTGACGGCGGGCGGGAAGTCGAGATCCATTTGGCCGAGCGTCTGTGGGATCCAGATCGTGACGCGCGAGCCGAGCGGAACGGTGATCCCGCCGATGAGGTCGGGATCGTAGCCGACGACTTTTTTATCCGCGAACAAATCCAGGACGCCGGGGAAAGCGATCGGGCGATTGCCGGGCTTGCCCTGATACATGCGCTCGAAGTTCGGGAAGGGCCGGAGGTACCGGAACATCGTCCACTGGCCGTCGGAAAGGACTACTTGGCTCATCGGGAATTTCCTTTTAGCACGGTCACAGTGTGAGCGTTTCGTCGATCGCGGTGGGCGTCCAGGCTTGCCCGTTCCACTGGTAGATTTTGCCGCCTTGGCGCTGCCCCGTCGGCAGATCCTTTTGCAGCGTGAACGACCAGGAGTTCATGTCCCAGAAGCCCATGTAGTAGTATGGCGTCCAGTTGTAGGAGCGGGCGTTCGTGTTCGGGTCGACCGTTTCGACGAGCGCGATGTAGTAGCTCTTCGGCGTCGGGTCGAGGGAGCCGAGGCCTTGCAGGTGCGGGGGCTGGGGGGCGAGGGTGCTGTGATAGCTCATTCGTCGCGATCCTTCCGAGCGCCATGCGCGCGGTAGCCAAGGTAGCCGCCAGCGGCGATGCCGACGACCGACATCACCGTCGTCTTGATGGCCTCGCTGCGATCGGACGCAGCGCTCGAGGCCCAGAGCGCGCGAGCGCGGAGGGCGTTCATGAGCGCGCCCGAGAAGAGCAGACCGCTCCCTGCGCCCCACAGGCCGCCGAGGAGCGCTCCTGCGCCGAGGCCGGCGCCTGCGATGATGATGGCGGCGCCCGCTCGAGTGGCGGCGGCGGGATCGGGAGTCGGCGGGGGCGCGACCGGGAGTGGGGCCAAGGGGGCGGGCGTCGGTGCAGGCGTCACCGGCATCACGAACGGCGCGGGGGTTGCCGGGGTAGCCGACGGATCCGGGGAGGGAGCGGGCGGGGCGGTGTCGCCATAGCCGCTGTAGCCATTCGGCTCGTAGCCCGGGATCGCTTGGAGGGACATCGTGTCCCGGAAGGATAACCGGGACCGAGCTGGAGCGAAAGTTTCTGAGGGGACCGCTATTCCGCAGGCAAAGAGTTGAGGATCTTCCTCACGTACGCCGCCTGCCGCTGCACCTTCTCGGGCTTCATCGTGATGCAAGTGCCCGCGAAGCCCGCGATGGCTTGGGCGATGTTGTCGCCGGGGTACTGGTCGGGGCAGCGGTGGAGGGTGCCGGCCAGGAGCTCGAGCGCGTGCTCGGCGGCAAGCGTCGTGGCCTTGGGGGTGGCGCCCTGCATGTTGTCCCAATCCGTTTGGGGGTAGACCGACAGGCGCCACTGCTGCCAGGGGCCGTGCGCGCGAGCGATGCCTTGCTTGTCGGAGTCGCAGCGGGCGCCGATGGGGCCCTGATCGCAGTGACCCTCGTGCACGTACTGGGCGAAGTCGGATTCGAAGTGGCCTTTGCCGAGGAGGAGCGCTGTCGCGAGCCGGCGGTCGGAGAGGATGGGCTTGCAGTCGTCTCCCGCGTTGACGCAGGCGGCGCGCTTCGTCGCGGACTGAATCGACTCGGCGATCATCGTCATCCGAGCTCGGCGCTCATCGAGCGACTCGGTGTCCGTCTTGTGCGGAGTCATCAGCATCAGAGCGTTCAGGGTGGCTGTAAGGAGATCCATCGGGCCTTTGTAGCGAAGGGGAAGTGGGGAGTCAAAGAGTGGGGGTCAGCAGTTGGAGCCGTAACAGAAGATCACAGTGCGCCCGTCGTGGGCTCGGTTGGGGCACATGAGCGCGAAGCTGCCGTACCACTCTTCGTAAGTTTTACCGGGCGGAACAGGGCCGTCGTCGTTGTCCCAGACGCGCTCGCAGGTGGCGAAGGGCTGACCGATGCTCAGCATGTAGAAGAGCACCACGATCAGTGTGCGGAGGGCGTTGAGGTACCAGAAGAACATCAGCCCTGGTGCTTGAAGCAGTAATCGCTGCCCGCTAGAGGGGCATCACCGCACCCGAACATGCCGCACCTCTCCACGCCTGGCGGACGTAATGTCGGCAAGCTCGGGTCGTGGATGGGGGTGCTCGGGCGATGCTGTTCGAGGCGCTGCTTGGCGGCGAGCGCCAGATCAAAAGCGCGAGCAGCGACTTCACTCGGCACTGGCTGCGCCCACTTGTCTGGCGAACCTCGGAGCTTGGCGCGTAGCACCTCCTTCAGCGTCACCTTCATCAACTCAAACAGCTCCATGTCGATCATGCTTCCCCCACGATCCCCATCGACTTGGCGTAGTCCAACTGATCTTTGGCAGCGTAGCCGATCCAAGCCTCGTACGTGAACGCACACCCTTCGATCTTGCAGCCCTGCTCGTGGACCTGTTGCATGAAGCAGAGCGGGCAGCCGGGGTTGGGCGGGGTCTGCAGCTCGATCATCAGACCGAGGCCGCCGACCTCGAGGCAGCGGCTCGTGATGGCCATGAAGGCGTTCAGGAGGGGGTCGAAGGTGTTCTTGCTGGGGGCGCCGCCGGGGGCATCGGCCTGTGCGCTCAGCTTGGCACCGATGGCCTCCTCCGTCTCCGCAATGAACTGCCCTAGACCGAGCGAATGAAGCTCGGTTTTTAGTTGGTTCCAGTGACCTTGACAGAACTGCATCAGTCTCTCCTGACTTTCCCAAAGCACAAGAACAACACGAGCAGGATAGCAATCCCGATCCCGTCGATGACGTTGAGCAGAACGTCGAGGGCTCGGCTACCGGTCGGTGTGTAGTCGATGGGGGACTTCATTTCTTTCGGCTGGCCGAGAACGTCGGATCGAACTCCACCGTCACGACGTACTGCCAGACTTCGTCGGGGCTCACCCGCGCTGAGTACTCCTGCGTATCGAAATGATCGCCGTCTTGGTAGTCTCGCTCCGCGTACTCCTCCACCTCTGACTCGACGGAGTACTCGAACTGCTCTGGTTTGTCCGGGGCCTCTTCGCGATCGAAGCCGGTCTCTTGATCTTCACCGTCTTCTTCGGACTGATTGAAGGTGTTCCAGATCCTGATCGTGCTCATGGCCACTCGTAGTGCGGCGTTGACCCGGCGAGCGGGATGGCCTCCGGTGGCTCGCGCGAAGCGCGCTCGGTGACCGTCGGGAGCACGCCTTTGGCGAGATCGTTCTGGGTGCGGTAGCCGGCGACAGCGGCTCGATCCGATTCGAGTTGAGCGCGATGCCTCTCCGCGAAACGAAGTGACTCGGCGCGGGTCTCGGAGCAGTCCACGAGGCCCCCGGTGAGCAAGCGTCGATCATGGAGAATTGCGGCGCTACTATGCGGGCCATTCACCCCGCAATGCGGAGTGCCGAGAGGGTTCTTGGCAGGCTCTTCGCAGAAGCCGCACGGGACGGGCTTATCTTTCTCGTCGACCACGACCGAGCCCTGGACGCCTGGAGGCTCAGGCGGATTCGAGCACTGCTTTGGCACCGACAAATGTTTATGGGCACGCTGATGCTCGACCCAGGACTGACGCGCCTCTTCGACGTCCCGGGCACTGGTGGTCGGACAGTCACCCGAGTTCACCCGAAACTCGGTCTGCTCGTGATGGGGACGAGAAAACCCCAAGATCACCCAGGGCGATCCGTGCGCAAGCGTCGCCGCACCTTTGGCGAGGGCGTCTTCATTGATCCCGTTAGAAGTAGCGATCTCCCAGCCGGAGCCATCGTACACATAGAGGTTCCAGACTTTGTACCCACTCGGCACCACCACGAACACATTCAACACTCCAAAGGCCTTCATCACTCAAACTCCTTGTCGAGCACGTACTCGTGCCGGATGACGTCTTCCACTCGCACCTTGCCGCCCATGGCCCAGCACAGGTTTTCCATCTGGTCAGGCTCCGACCCATCGGGGAAGCGGGCCATCAGGACCCAGGCTCCCTCGAGAAACTTTTCCACCAGGTAGCGGACCTTGATCTTGGCAATGAACACCGCATCGGAGTCCTGACTCTCGAAGCGCTCGAAGTCTCGTGGCATCGGCTGTCACTTTGACACCGATCATAGGGTCACGTCGATTTTCTCGATCTGGATCTCGTGACTCTTGCTGCACGAGCGCACTCCCCGGAGAGCGCCTTCCGTACCCGGCCCGCCCGTGCTGAAGGCGAGAAACGCCATGCGGTAGCCGGCTTGTCCGTGCGCGAGCAGGATTTCGAGCAGGAGCTGGTTTCGGATGGGACCGGCGGACTTGTCTTGGAGGTTCCAGAGGGCGGGGAAGCCGTGTACCCGGAACTTCAGGTAGCTGGCGACGTCGGCCGCGACCCGGTCACAACCGGGGATCGGTGCACGGCGCCCTTCGCCGGCGCCATGGATCACGAGGCTTTGCCTGATACCCGAAAAGGGTTTGAGCTTGTCCTCAATGAGGTCCGCGTGGTGCCACAGCATGTCGCGGCTGCCCGACACCATCGCGGCCCACGGACGCTCGATCTCGGTCATGCGTCCTGCATGCTCTGGTCGGCTTGGTCGGCTTCTCGGGCGATGCTCTTCCTACGCTCGATCTCCAGGTGTCGCTGCTCCTGCACGAAGCACAGATCGGCGTACTCGAGCTTCCAGCCTTGGTCGAGCTCGTTCTGGCGCTTGAGGCCGAGCACCTTGCCGGTCGTCAGCTCGATCTCGTAGTCGCCCGCGAGCGGCCAGTGCACGATGGCGTGGAGGCGCGAGGGGGAGCGCTCGCGGGTGTCGTCGTCCGTGCCGATGCCGAGGTACGTGACCGACTTCATTGCGCCGGACCCCGTGTGGCGCACGGTGAGCTTCCTGAGGCGAGTGGGGTCGGCTTTCTTCACGCTGGGCATCAGGTCTCGCCCTCAGGCATCACGAAGATCCGCTCCAACTCGTAACCGCCCGCAAGGCCATCAACCGATACCACCCAGCGATCAGCTACCTGCCAAACCGAGGTGCGAGTACGTGTAAGGTGGGGGTGCCCGTCATCATCGATCCGGATCACTCTCGTGCCCGGATAGATATCTGTCGTAGCTGGCTCGAGAGCGAGCGACGCCATCACTCTTCCTTGTCGGACTCGGCAACCGCCATGTCCGCGAGCTTGAACCCCAAGCTGACGAGGTTTGCTTGGTGCTGCTGGCTCTCCTTGTTGTTCGTGATGTGCAAGGGCTGGAGCCGGCTCGCGAGCCCCATCATGATGAAGGCCGCGAAGGTCTCGCGCTTGTTCAGCGGGAAGCCCGGGTTGTCGCCGATCGTCAAAGTAAGTTCGTTGATGGCTGCCGATTCTTCGCTCATGAGTAGTCCTACGTCTCCTCGAGAGAACTTCTTCCCTCGCTCGTTTCGGTCTCGACCGCGGAAACTAGTCGTGATAGCACGAAACTGTCAAGATGAATTTCGGCAGGGAAGATCCTGCTGGTTTCGCGGGTAGCATCAAACGATGGCCAAGAAGGTTCATATCCCGAGGACGGTCCACAACATCAAGGATCCGTGCGATCGTAGCCTCACCCTATGCGGTCGCTTCATCTCAGAATTAGCCGAGGGTCAGCTGATCCGGAACGGCTCCATCTGCGAAGCCACGTGCTTGGTCTGCCTCGGCTCTGACGACCGCCTTCAGATCCTCGCCCACCAGCGCGAGTGCGCGGCCGCCAAGATCGATCCCAATACTCTTAAGCCCCTGAGAAGGACCGTATGAACATCTTCGTCCTTGATGAAGACCCAGCGAAAGCGGCTCGCGATCTGTGCAACAAGCACGTCGTCAAAATGCTCATCGAATCAGCACAGATCTTGTCAACCGTGTATCGCCTAGCGATGGAAGAGAGGGAGAACCTCCCAGCTAAAGACGCGGAGATGTACTCTCGGTTGTACAAAGCGACCCACATCCATCACCCCGTGACTCAATGGGTCCGAAGTTCCATTCACAATACTGACTGGCTCTGGCAACACTTGTTGGCGATTGAAAGCGAGTACAACGCTCGGTACAATCCACGCCGCGAAAAGCAACACAAAGCCGGGGCAGTGATCCGAGCGCTGAGCGGGCATCGTTTGAAGGGTCACGGTGACTGGCGATTCCACACGCCGTTCGTGCAGTGCATGCCAGAGCAGTACCAGAGCCAAGACGATGCAGTTACGGCTTACCGCGCATTCTATCGCGGTGAGAAAGCGAGATTTGCGAAATGGCAGCCGCACGCAGCCGAGCCGTCCTGGTGGGCAGCGTTGCCGGCGTTCGCCAAGATCTACTCGAACACTCTTGAGCCTATCCACCGAGGACGTGACTGATGGCTCAGATCTCAAGTGCCGCTGTCCACATCCCGCGGTCGTATGACCCAGCATTGCCTGGTTACGACGTGCCGCTGTGCGGTGCATCTCGGTACGCACAGGACGGCTGCGTGATGATCGGAAGTCACGCAGATATCGAGCAGGTGACCTGCAGCAACTGCCGACGCATCCAAGCTGCGCGCGACAAGAAGAAGGAGGCCGACTGATGTGCGGAGACGACTGGGACGGACAGGTGCTGCGTGAAGAAAGGCGCAAGGCGCGGAAGGTGCACTATTGCGCGGAATGCCCGAAGCTCATCCAACCGGGCGAGCACTACGTGATCACCGCCACGCTCACCGATGGATCCGTCGACACGTATAAGCTCTGCCTCAAGTGCGACCGGATCGTCACGGCGCACTTCGCTGCCGAGCGCGCCATCGGCCACTACGGCGGATCCTTCATCCTGGGCGAGTTGGTCTCTCAGGTGCGCGAATGCATCCGCGAGGAGAGGGCCTACGTCGGCAACTTCAGGAAGGCCTGGCGCGGAGAAGCGCTACCGATCTATGTGCCGCCCCATCGTTCCTACAGCACCAACTTCGCATCGGGGCGCGTGTGACCGACAAGTCCCGCGAGCCCGGCACGGTGCATCGCCAGAAAGCGCGGAAGCGGCATGACTGCGCCGAGTGCGCCGACCCCATCTTGCCGGGCCAGACGTACATCTACCTGAACACCTTCAACGAGCGCGCCTGGCCGCAGTGGTCGAAGTACGTGCTCTGTCTCGAGTGCGAGCGGATCCTCAACTGCTACCGCGTGGCGGGCATCGCGCTCGGTGAAGAGGCGACGTACACGGCTGGCTCTCTCCGTCGCGAGGTCAAAGGGATCCTCACGGTGGGCGGGTTCTGGAAGCGCGAATTCAACAAGGCATGGAAGGCGAGCGGCGGCGTCGACACGACTGCTGCTGGAGACGACGCATGAGCCGCCTCTACCGAAACGAGGATCCCTTCGGCGCCTGGCAAGCCATCTGCCTGCTCTATCGGAGTTGGGGCGACTGCACGCGGCGCACGCTCAACACCTTCCCGAGGGAAGCCTATTGCATCGACGTCGGCTACTTCACTGGGCCCTATGACTCCTGGTCGAGCTGCGCTCGCTTTCAGGTGACCTCCGATGCGGTCGACTACCTCAAGCAGCATCATCTCGTGATCGGCGAGCCGTACTGGGGCGGGAGAAGTACGTTCAAGTTCTTGCCGACCGAACAGTTGGCTCTCGAATACCACAACACTATCGCGCCTCGCTTTGAGGCTCGTACCTGGGGCAGATCATGAACACCTCCTGCAAACGCAACGAGGGCTACGACCCATGAATACCACCTGCAGGCACGTGACCCTCACATTCGGCAGCATCGGCGGCCATAGCGAAACTGCCCCCTGCGGCGAGCCCACCACCCACGGGCGCACCCACTGCCACGTCCATCGGGTCGAGAAGATCAAAGAACTCTCCCAAGCCAAGGTTCGCGCCCGCGAAGCCTACGAGGCCGCCGAGAAGGCGTTCGACGTCTACTTCCGGGAAGGCTCGGGACTATGACCGACCCCTACGGCGTGTACGCCCACGAGCACGCAACGCTCGCCTATAAGGTCTCTGACGAGTGGGGCGACTCGGGCTCCATCATCGTCTGGGCCCGAAACCCCATGGAGGCCAAGCGCGTGGGCTCAAGCCGCTTCGACAAGGAGTACGACGAAGTCGAATGCGAGCGCTTCCCGAAGCTCGATGGCTTCACGGGAGATCTGCTCGGCTTCCTCATCGACGACGGCTGGTACTTCCCCTGCCAGAAGTGTGAAGAGCGCTACCCGAAGGACGGCGGGCAGTACGTTCGGGGCGAAGGCGATCTCATCTACTGCTCGGTTGCGTGCCGCGATTCCTTCGAGGCCTACTGGGCAAAGAAGCGCGCGCTCGAGAAAGAATTCCAACGCTTCGCCGAAGTGAAGTACTTCGGTCTCGACGTCAAAGTGAGCTACGTCAACGTCCAGGGCGACGCCCATGTGCAAGCGCGAGCCTGGGGCACGAGCCGCTACGAGTACGGCGGGTTCATCAACCGCTCGGAGCTTGACGGCTCCGCTGCTACGTCCACTGAGTGAAAGAGAGTCCCATGCAAGTCCACATCGAGCGTACCCATTTCCTCTCCGTCCTGAAGCGCGCCGGCGCTGCTGTCGTGCCCGGGAGCGACCAGATCTACAAGGCCTGCGTCCTGCTCGCGGCCGAAGACCGCGTGATGGGCACCGGCAACACGGGCGGGATCCTGCTCCGCTCCAACGCCGACACCCTGCACATCAAGTGCGAGGTGACTGGCGACGTGAGGCGCGCAGGCCGAGCCCTGCTCGGTCACAAGCGCCTATTCAGCATCGTGAGCGAGCTGCCCGCGGGCATCATCGAGCTGACGGTGAACGACAAGCTCCAGGTCAAGATCAAGAGCTTGTCCAGCAAGCGGCACTTCACCATGCAGTCCCACGATCCGGAAAGCTTCCCGCCCTTGCTCGCTCAGGAGGCCGGGGAGACCCTGTTTGGGATCGAGGCGAAGATCTTCCAGCAGGCGGCCGAGGAGACGACCTTCCTGGTGGACAAGAGCTACGTGGATGGCGTGCTACTTTCGCCGGTCGACGACAAGCGCTTCGGGCTCATCGGTATGAGCGGGCGGGGGTTAGCGGTCGCGACGGCTTGGTTTACCAAGAGCACGTCCCGAAAGGAGCTCGTCATCCCTCGAGCGCTCTTGGATGCCGTCAGCGTGCTCCCAGGGGACCAGACGGAGCTGCTCGTGCAAGCCACCGATCGGCACGTCACCGTCTCGTGCCCGGGAACCACGATCAGCTGCGACCAGCTGCAGAGTAGCTTCCCCTCCGTCTGGGAGAGCATCCTGGCTGCGGCTCCGAAGGAGAAGCGCTTCCGGATGAGCTCGACGGCGCTGCTCGAGAGCGTGCGTGCGGTCAGTGTGGCGGCCGAGGTCGAAGGCGAGGAGCGCTTCGTGCAGATCGATCTCTCTTACCGGAACAGCGAGTGCTTGGTCTCGACCCGGAAGAGCGCCACCAACTTCGGCGAAGACGAGCTGGTGGTGACCGACCCGTCGCCGGGGGAGTGCGTGATCCATATGGATGGACAGCGGCTGAGTCAGGCGCTGAGGGCGTTCGAGCCAGCGGAGATCGATGTCTACTACGACGTCATCTACAACCAGGAGGCGCTCCTCCTCAAGAACGAAAACCTCTCGATTGCGCTGACGCCCATCTCGGACATCAAAGCGAAGGGCGGCTGATGGGCAAGCCCACAAAGAAACCGGCGCCGCCCGCTAACGTTATCCCGCTGCCTCCTGACTGGAAGTCGGCCTTTCAGGGGCACGCGATGCGGACGTCGTTCTGTCTGGCGCTGACGCAGCCGATGCTGGAATTCCTGTGCGCGACGGCGGATGGCGTGCACTGGGACAGATACCTCTACCATCGCCAGTTTGGCATGGCGAAACCGGACAGTATGTTTGCCTCGGGAGACGCCCTGATCAAACGCGGACTCATTGAGCGGCTCGGGCGAGCAGAGATCAGTGGGCAGCCGATGTCCGAATACCACTTGCATGCTCACTACCGACTGACACCAGCAGGCGAAGCGCTCGTCGCGCTGCTGAAGGTGGCTGGAATTTTCATCGAAGCCGACGCGGCGATCGAGAAGAGGACTAAGGCCCGATGACCGATCCCGTGTACCCCAAGCATCATCCTTGGGATCTCGAGCCCCACTACACCCGCCACGTGGGCGCGATGACCAGCGAAGCGCTCCACAGCAAGGCCGACATTGCGATCCAGCTCGCGTGGCGGGATCAGGAGATCGAGCGGCTACGCAGAGGCCTCCGGAGGCTGGAGAGTTTGCCTGAACGATTCAGCCTGAGCGTTTTTCATAATGCTGGGCTGTGTCTCCAGGATGCCTCGACCGCGCTGCTCGTGGCGAGGCGCATCCTCGAAGATGCCGAGAACGAGCCTCTCCCCAAGGAAGCCCCATGACCGAGCCCATCCCCATGCGCCTGTGCTGCGAAGGCTGCGGCAAGCTCCACATCGACGAGGGGGAGTTCGCGAGCAAGCCCCACCACACGCACTCGTGTCAGTACTGCGGTCTCACTTGGCGACCCGCGGTCGTGCACACCGTCGGCGTGCAGTTTCTGCCCGGCTTCAAGAACGATCCCCTCCCTCTCGCGATAGGCCCCATCGAAGCGGGATCTCAGTGGACCCGGATCACCGACGGCAAGCGCGTCACGGTGAAGGAGCACAGCGGCAGCTGCGTCACACTAGAAGGCATTCCGGAGACAAGGTACGCTGAAGGGTCCTTCCGGCAGCACTTCCGACCGGACAAGCCCATTACGAATGTCGTCGACGACGTCGTTATTCGTTGCGTCTTCGCGGGCGAGGAGTGCGCGATCACAATCGATCCGAGCGCGCCTCTGAGCGAGGTGTGTCGGCGCCTGCGCGTACGCACGCATCGCGAATCACGACCCACGTCGGATTGGGAGATCCGAAACATCCACGGTCAACTCTTGCCTCAGCATGTGCGGATCCAAGACGTACCGGGCCTGCAGGATTGCGCCCGCAAGGTGGGGCTCCACATCAGTCTCCCCGTCGGCAGCGGCGGATGAACAAACTCACCTCACTCCAAAACGTGCTCGCGCTGGCAGCGATCGCTGGCGCGGGCTCCATGGGTGTCGGCGGCGCCTCGCCACCGGCGCGCGACTGGTGCGTCCGCTGCCAAGGCCGCGGCAAGCACTCGGCCCTCGTGAAGAGCGTCACCGGCGCTCGCTACTGTCACCGCTGCGGCTACTTCGAATCGAAAGACAAACCATGACCTGGACGATCTTCTTCATTGGCGTGCTGGTCGGCGGCGCTCTCCGCTCCTGGCAACTCAAGCACCTGCAGAGCGATGGATACAAGCGGCGGAACAACATCAAATGAAACCCGCCTTCATCCCGAAAACCCTCGGTGGCCGGCTCAACTGGATCGCCGAGGAGTGCGCAGAAGTTGGTCAAGCCATCGCCAAGACGCAGCGGTTTCGGGAAGAGAAGAAGGGCACGCTGACAGAGGCGCTTCACTACTTCGACCCAACGGTCCCGGACGACCAACGCGAGACCAACCATGCCTGGATCTTGCGCGAGCTCGCCGACCTGAAGCAAGCCATTGCGATCTTCGAGGCAACACCGATCCCGTGCTGCGAGTAAGACCCGAACTGCAGCCACCAACCGCACGAAACCTTCACCTGCTTTCTATGCAAGCGCCTTCGCTGCTACTGCTCCCTTGATGATCATAAAGTACTTGAGCGATTCACGTGCGTTGATTGCTCACCCAAGAAAAAGCCTCATGCCAAAAAGCAAAGCCAACAAGCCCAGCCGAAATCTCCGAAAAAAGTCCGCTCGAAAAAAGCGCGGGTCACGGCCCGAAAGCGAGCCCGAGAGCACCGCCCTCACCCCAATGGCGGGCTTGCGTTCTGAGCGCACCGATCTCGCTGTCGGAGCAGGTCTCGATCGCGTGGACGCCCTCGGCCGCGCCACCTCCTCCCTCGTCACGCACGTCCTGTCCGCCGCTCGCGAGCAGAGCCGCGATCCCGCCGAGCACCTGCTGGACGTCTCGCGTGCGCACTACCACGAGGGTGGGGAGCGCACGATGAAACTCCGCTGCGACGGCTGCGGCGTGCTCTCCCCCGGAGCCAGCACGCACGAGCGCGCTGCCGTGGGCGCTCGGGCTCTCGGCTGGATCTCGACCGACGAAGTCGACCAGTGCCCGACGTGTCGACCGGATGCACCGAAGCTCCTCGAAGGAGAAATCTCGGCTTCCGTGCCGCCCACGCTCCTCAGCTCACCGGAGCTCATCCTGATGAGCCGCCTCGAGTACTTCGCCAACCGCATTGTGGACGGCACGAGCCCACGCGCGGTAATCATCAACTCGCGCTCGAGCGGGCACCGGCACATGCTGACGGAGTTTTGCAAGGGCTTCGAGTACGACGTCAACCTCCTCTGCCTTCAGCTAAACAACTTAGCGGCGCAAGGCACTGAGCTCCCTGTCGGAGCGCGCAACGAGGCTAAAGATCTGGAGTGGTTCAAGGCGCTGTTTGCTCTCGTGGGAGCAGAAGATCGAGGTGAGGTATGAAAAAGAAACTCTGGAAGAAGGTTGTCGAGGCGAAGTTCGTGAACATCGGCGGTGACTTCTGGCAGGCCTGGAGCGACCAAGATAAAAAGCTCGGTGAGACGCTCATGGGCATGCTCTTCAAGGCGAACGACAAAGCCGAGAAGGATCCCGAGCTCATGATCCGCATCACCGTCGAGATGGTGCCGAAAAAGACCGGGAACGAATCATGACGGCTACGGATGTCTGTCACTGCGCCGTAGTGATCGGCTGTGTCCTTTTTATCGGGTATGGGATCGGGAAGATGATCGAAGCCATGATCGCTCACTGGCGTGGTCCCCTATGCAGTTGCGGTCATCCAGCATCCAAGCACTCCACGGTCTGTACGGAGGATGATTGTAAGTGCGAGATCTGGCGTCACCCTAATTCTCGTGGGCTTCCATGAAGAAAGTATTCGAGTCGTCGCGGGCCGACATGAGCTGGGGGCACTTGTCGATCGACGGGGTCGACGAAGAAGACTTTCGGGACGCGATCTGGGAAGCCAACGACCGCGTCGTCTCCGATCCCAACCTGATCGTGCGCATCACCATCGAGACAGTGCCGAAGCCTCCCGCTCCGTGATAAGCTCTCTGCCTCTGCACGGGAGCTTCCGGCAGTCAGCGCTCCGGACTCGTGCACGCGGCATTCGGTTTTGCTGTTTCCCCGAAGTGCAGCGGTTATCTCACCGTGTGCTGGCCCAGGCACGGGAAGCCTGATACTGGGCTCTATGAAACGAGCACCGCGATCGCGGCTTTGATTTCGTCTCGCGCCACGTCACGCATCTTGTCCATCTGCTCCGGCGACACGATCACGTGGTCGAAGCCCATGTGGCAACCGATGGACTTGATCTCGACGGTCGTGGAGTTCGCGGGAACCAAGTGGAAACTGATCCAGCAGTCGCGCGAGAGCTCCAGCAAGAAACCGTCGCGTGAACTCGGCAGCGGCTCCATGCGAAGCCGCGTGCCGTTGCCGCGCACCATCTTCACCGCCAAGAGCGCTTCCATCCACAGCGCGCACAGGAACAGTTTTCCTTTGAGCGAAGCCTCGAGCGGCGCGGCCCATCCTGTATCGCTACCGGTCATCTCGCTGACGAACTTCGCGTAGTCGAAAGGTGCCATTCAGTGCGGGCATCTTGACACAGGTCACGGCCAAAGCTCTAGCTCAAGCCGACGACGCAGATCTCGGAGCGCCGACCGATCGATGCGCGGGTAGGTCACCTCAAGCCAATCTTCGGTAGCCGTGAGCGCCGAGGCCATTGCCTCGCGAGGGGCTCGGATTGTTTTGTTGCCGAACGAATCAGCATCAAAACCCCTGCCGAAAAACTGCTCCAACAGGTAGGCGCGCGTCGACTCGCCCGGAATGACCCGTAACACGTCCGGCCACTCCAGGCGTTTCTGCGGCAACGGACGATCCTGAACCCCCTTGTTTTTCATCAAACCACCCTTTCGGAACCACCACATCTGCTTTGCAGAACGGACACTTAACTGTTCTTGACAGTACGTTTGGCACCGGGGTCTCTCGGCCCCATTCCTCCCCTTTCTTGGTCAACCGCATGGCCCGGCTTTTCATCGAATCCCGCTCGATGTAGCCCTTGCGCCAGAGCCCGTTGACTCGGTCAGCAACGGCATTCGTGGAAAGCAGCCCAAAGTAGTAGGCGATCTCCCGGTATGTCGGCGCGTAGCTGTGCTCAGCGATGAAGATCCGGATGTACATCAGCAACTCGGCTTGCTTGTCCGTCAGCCCGATCATCGGTCGGCTGGTACTACTCGGCTGTTCAGATGTCAACCGCTTCTTGCGGGCGGGTACCCTACGCCTACACGTAGCCTATCGCCTCACACTGGACATCGGAAGTTTATCAAAACAGCCTCGTATTTTTCTTGCCTCGGTTTGAGATGTCCGACTAGTAATCACACCCTCGCATGCCCACGCCCGACGATGACGATTTCGATTCCGAGCCTGAAAACCCTTCCGAACCCAAGCTGAAGCAGTTCAACGTCTGGCTAGATCCCGAGCACTTCGAGGCGCTCCAGCGCATCGCCAAGGCTGAGCGCATGAAGAAGCCGGACGCCATGCGGCGTCTGATCCGAATCGCTGACCAGGTCATCAGCGGTGCCGACTCGCCTTTTGCATCACGACTGGAAAGTCTTGTGCGGAAGGTCGGTTGACCCTTGGCGACTAGCCTCAACGAACAATTTTGGCTGGACGAAGGCGTCCACGAGCTCGGGCCGATCGGCATCGCCGTTTGGAGCTGCGTCATCCAGGGACAACACGCCAGCCTCAACCTGCCAGGCATCTACTACATGCCCTTCGAATCGCTCCTGGTGCAGCTTGGCGGGCGGCTCATGGGGCCAGTCCTCATCCGGGAGGTCGAAAACGCGTTTGGGCTCATCCTGGATAAGGGAATGGCCATCTACGACGAGCCCTCTCGAGTGCTCCGTTTGCCAAAAGTCTGGAAGCACGATTTGGCTCCCAGTTACCTTCAAGTAGTCGGCTGGCGGACCAATTGGTTAAAGCTCCCCGATTGTGAAGCTCGTTACGCGCACTTACCGGCAATGCGCAAGCTCACACAGAAATGTGAGTCCAGTGACTCTGTAATAGCCTTCGATGCCAAGTTTGGGCAGATCGTTCCGGGCGACCCCAGGACCTATCGGTTGGCTAACAAGTGGAAACTAGGGGACCCTTTACCGGACGACACCTGCCTCTGGCTGGATCCTACAGATCCGCTTCTTGGAGAGAGAGTAAATGATCTGTCTCTCAAAGAGAGAGGATCCAGATCAGGATCTAGAACTCTAACTAGATCTCTAACTCGGGGTTTCGGGTGGGTATCGATACCCTACCGATGGGCTATCGAAAATCTGCCCAATAAGACTGAGGAGCGGGCCAAGCCTGGTAGTAATGAGGTAGATACTCGAGGGGGTATCGAGCCGCATCAAGGTATGGCTCGAGACGGTATCGATAGGGTATCGATGGGTGATGGGGTAGGTTTCGAGACGGGTGACGTAGAACAGGGAGCGAGTGATGACCGACGACGAAGTGGAGTCCAAGGAAAGCAATCTGCTGGGGAGCCCCATCTCGGGCATGGAGGCGACGTTTCGAGCGCTACGGGACGCCAATCAAATGGCATTCCGGAAGTCGATCGAGGCAGCGGGCGGCCCCTTGCTTTGGTTCAAAAAGAAAGTGCCCCGGTGCAGAAGCGCGGTCGCAAATACCGATAACAAGATTCCAGCCCCAATAGATCTTGAGTCTCTCCTCCTGTCGCAGACCGAGAGCTACTGGACAGGCATGGAGCACCGGCTCGGGGAATGTGCTCGCTGTCCGGAGGACGGCGCCGCCTGTGCTGAGTCTCGGGACCGGATCCCACCGGGTGAGCTGGTGCGCCCAGCCATCATTGATGGCGAGCTCCGCGAGCAGTGGAAAGAGTGCGCTCGCTACAAAGAGTTCCGGCTCCGCTCCCGCCTCCAAGGCCTCGGCCTGGATGCTCGGCTGAGCGCTGTCCACTTAGATTCACTGGAGCCCTCTGGTCCGCGTCAAGAGATTGACGACGCGTTCAGTCTATTTCTGGGAAAGGGCGACGGTAAAAAATTCCCGAGTGCCGCCGAGCTCTTAATCGAGGGCAAACTCGCGCGTGAGTACGGGGCTGTGCTCTTCAGTAATACACTGATCAACTTTGGGTCTGCTTACTACAAGGCTGTGCACGCTCCAACGCTGGTGAGTATCGCCAAAGACGCCGCTGCAACTCACAAGGATTCCCCCATCACAGCGCTCCACGAGGTGGAGGTCTTGCTCCTTGATGGTTTCGACGCCGCCCTCCTGAAAGAACGCTGGGGCCTAAAGGAGCTTCAGCGCCTCGTGACTCGCCGCTACGATCTCATGCTCTGCACCATCATCACCTCCCTCTGCCCGGCGAAGGAAGCTTTCCCGGGAGTGAGCGTACTACGGGTATGACGATGGAGAAGATCAAAGAGGCGCTGGCGGCTCTCAGTTACCTCACGTTCAGCGGGCCTAAGGCAGACCTCATTCGCTCCGCCCTCGAAGACGCCGAGCAAGAGGCGGCGCGTTATGCAGAGTGTCATCGCCTACTGCTTGCGGCTCAGCGTCTCTATCAAGACCAAGCGTTGGAGCTGGAACGCGTCCAGCAAGAGACCGAATCGATCGAGGCCTATGGCCGCGCACACGAGGTGCTCGGGCCAACCATCTTTTTTCGGAAGGGCAAATGGCACGCCCACATCACCGAGAACTTCGCCAGCATGTGCGAGGGCGCGAGCTACGCCGAGGTGCATTCCAAGTTGGCGAAGTGGTGCCGTGCGGAGCTAGCGAAGTGATGGACAAAAACCGCCAAGCCCTCATCGCGATCAACGAAGCGATATCCGCCCTGGACAAGGTCCCGCCCGAGTCATCGGCCGCCGACCTCATTGACATGGCACACGAGTGGCTGCTCGAGTCGCGCCGTGACCTAGGCGCCCCCGAGTTTCCTGAGCTTCCCAACATCCACAACTTCCCCGTCGCTGAGTCCCTCTGGTTTGCCAAGCACGAAGCCGATCAGAAAGCGGACGGTCGGCTATGACGAGCGTGAACAGGCACACGTCGGTGGATAAGGACGCCCAGACCCTTCGCGACTTCATTCATGGCGTCTTCGTCATCGGCGCCACCGTCGAGTCCCGGGTGGAGCTCCTCGCCTGCATCGATCGCCTCGAAGCCCTCGCGACCTCGACCGCCAAGCGCTCCGGTGTCGGCAGCTTCATCCACATCATCAAGCAACGCCTCCAGACCGACACGCACTGCGGCCGCCCCGTCGACCACGTGAACTTCGTCACCACCGTCGACTCCAGCGATCTCAGTGACCCCAAGCTGTGCAAACGCTGCGTGCAGCTGTACCAAAACCGGCAAGCGAAAGAAGCACCATGAGCTACTCCGTCGAACACGTCCGCTTCACTCTCGAGTGTGACGCCTGCGGGCTCACCGAGAAGCGGGATCTGGATGCAACACCGGACCAGTCCGCCGGCATCGTGGGTTGGGGCGAGGTCCGGATACTCAATAGGACGCATGCGTTCTGCTGCCCGAGCTGCTTGGAGAAGGTCAACGCCATCCTCGAGCATCGAGTGCGAGCCGCAAAAGCGGCGCAGGCCGCCAAGGAGGCCGCCTGCGCCCATGACTACCAGCAGCGCGGCATGCTCGCGCAGTGCACGAAGTGCATGAAGTGGAAGCCGTGATGGCTGCTCGGATGATGATCGTGCCCGAGGCGGTCGGAGCCATTGTGTCGATAATCGGCGCCGTGCTCGTGATCTTGTGGCTCGCGGTCGTCGCGCTAGAGCTCTACGCGCTGCTCGACAAAGACTCCCCGACCCCTGCCGGATCAGCGGACAGTGACATGTACCCTGGTGCGCCCAGCTCGCAATCCCGCGAGCCGGGTGTGGAGCCCCGGCGGGGCGAGGGGAAACCATGAACCACGACATCATCAACTCGCTCCACGAGCAGGAGGTGCTCTACCGACGAAGAGGCGCCTTTAACTCCGCAGTGCAGTGCCAGCGCGCAGCCGACTACCTCAGTTCTCCTGATGCCGTCTCTGGCCGGAACATGTGCTGCTGGTTTGACAGAGGCATCGACCGGCGCCCTTACTGGCACATCAACGAGCACTTGCTCGGCCTCGATCTCCCGAACGACCTCGTGTGGTTCTTGCCGAGGGATGCGCAGCTCGAATTATGGATCGTGCTCACGCACGTGCTCAAGCTGACGAGCGACGATCTGTACGAGGCCGGCTTCCAACTGCATCTTGGAGAGAAGCAAGTCGCCAAACAAACCCAACAAGAAGAGTCCACCCCATGAAACCATTGCCTTGGATCTGCCTCACCTCACTCCCGCTCGCTGTGAGCCTGAACCTGATGGACGCCGCCTTCACGCGCGCCTTCGCAAACCCCACCCCTGCGCCCGCTACCGCGCCGCCCGCCCCCGCTCCACGACCTGGGATCTGGCAAGAGATCGTGACGACGGTCGACGGCGTCACCGTGCGCAAAGTGCGTGACACGACCGGCGGCGATTATAACGTCTGCTACATCGCCAGCCGCCAAGCGGAGACGCCGCTGTCGCCGTACAAGATCGACACGAGCCCCGCCGCGCTCTCGATCGCGTGCGTGCCGGAGAAGAAGCCGTGACAGGAGTCTTCAGCGAGCTCCCACCCCGCACCCCGAGCCCGACGGAGGTGAAGCGCATCCTGCGCGCTGTGGCCACGATCATCCTGGCGGCGTTCGTGGAGGAGGAGGCGGGGAAGGTGAAACCTTCGAAGAAGGCCTCAGCGAAGAAGAAGGGGAGGAAAGCCAAGGCTTCGCGTAAGACGAAGAAGAAGTACGCCATCAAGGCGAAGCGCTCCACGCGCTCGTCCAAGAAGAAAGCCAAACCGAAGTGAGCCTCATCAAGAAAGCCCTCCCCGCCCTCGTTGCCATCCTGCTGATTGGTATCGGCGCTACGATCGCCTGGTACGTCGGCGTGCACCCCGAGCCGGCCATGGGCCCGCCATGAGTGCCGCCCCTCAAGGGCACGCAGATCCAATCGGGGCACAAGGTCCGCAGGGGCTCTACGGCACCTGCTCGGATTGCCTTCGCCCGTACACGGCGGACTACCAGCATTGGGAGCAGAACTCAGTCAAGCTCTGCGGCGCCGAGACGCGCATGGAAAACGCACGGCTCCAGTGCGCCGAGATCAAGCTCGAGCGCCTCGAAGAGGAGCTTGCCGACTACAACCTCATCCGGAACGAGCCCGTCGTCATCGGGCGGCTTGCAGTCATCAAGCTCGCCCAAGCGCGCGTCCCTCCGGAGGCACAGATCCGCGTGACTCATACCCATCGCGAGCTCGCCTACCGCAAGCTCAACAAAAACACTCTTCCCGGCGTGCACGATCACGCCGGCATCGCCTGGATCGATCGCGGCACCGATGGCGGCCCGCCGAGCTTCGACCGAGAGACCGTGCTCGCGTACGGCATCGCTTGGGGTGAAGCGCGAGCCTCGGAGCGAAAGTCCGACCAATGAAGTGGCACGAACTCTATGTCGTGGAGCAAGTAGGCTCCCATGAAGGGGAAACCGTGAGGCCGACCGTGGAGGGCGTGGCTGATTCTGATCCCAGGCCATTCGGAACCGCCCGCTGGCGGTTTGCGTTCTGGGCGCTGACGCCCGCCTCGAATTACGCACACCACATGACTGTCGCCACCGGCAGAAAACACGCGGCGATTAAATACGTTCGGGAAGAGCGTAAGAAACGGGTCAAGAAACCATGAGGATCGCCATCGCCGGAGCCAGCGGAACTGGCAAGACCACGCTCGCGAATGCCATCGCCGAGCGCTACTCGCTCCCCATCAATCCAGTCGGCGCGCGTTCGGTCGCGAAGAGCATGGGCTTCGACAACCCGTACGACGTCGACAAGGCCGGCAAGCGCGTGGAGTTTCAGCGGAAGCTATTCGAGGATAAGCGCCGCTGGGAGCTCACCAACGATCGCTTCGTGACGGACCGCACATACCTCGACAACCTCACCTACTGTGCTCTGCACATGGCAGACCAGCTGCCGGACAACGCGATCGAGGGGTTCCGTCTCGCGATGGCGCGCTACCAAGTGGTCTTCGTGCTGGACATGGCTGATTTTCAGAGACTCGATGACGGGGTCCGAAAGACGAATCTCGAGTACCACCGGCTCTACCAGGAACTGCTCTTTCGGTTTATTTTTCCAAATGGCTTAGGTGACGAGGTTCACGGCCTGCCTGAAGAGGTCGTGGTATGGATGCCCGAGGGCAAGATCCGTCAGCAGGCGGTGTTCGAGGAGCTCGAACGCTTGAAGGAGAATGAGTTCTTTGATCCGATCGTTTGGTCGGCGGAGGAGCTCGCCGAGTTCGAAGCGGAAGACGCGTCGGCCGCGGCTTTTGTCGCTGAGCAAGCCGCCAAAGTACCCGAGACATGACCGACCGCTTCTTCCTCGGGCTCGCCATCGGCTGGGTGAGCACGCTGGGCCCGCTCGGCTGGCTGTGGCTCGTGAAGCGCCTCAGCCAACCCAAGATCCCTAAACCCGATCCCATCCCCGAGTGCCGCGCCGTCGCACCCTTCGGGACCAGCTCCTGCATCGTCTACCTCGGCCACCGCGGCCGCCACCGAAACGCCTACAACCTCGAGTGGGAGCAGACGGAAGGATCTTCGCCCCCGCCGCGTAACAGAAACCAATCCACGCATCGCTCTCACTAGGAGTCCACCATGCCCCTGCCCGCCCCCGTCGGCGCTCTTGTGCGCGCTGATATCCAATCCGCTTCCGATTATCTGAAGCGAGTCGATCCGATCGATTCGGCCGCGGTCGACCGTCTCGAGCGCCTGGTCAACTCAAGCTACGAGCTAAACCGTGCCTGCTCGGTCTCCGGATTCCGGTCCCATTCGCACGCAAGCCCCATGGGCTCGGTCTACGACCTCTCCGAGAACTTCCGCTTGCTGCTCACGAGCGAATTCGAGAAGGTCGTCTCCGAAGACGCGTCCGAAGAGATCACGCGCACTTCGAAAGAGATCCGTGCCGCGGTCCTTGCCCTACCCGTCATCGCTCCGACGGAACCACCGCCACCTCCCGCGCCCTGATGGAAGAGCTGCTCGACAACCTGCTCTTCAGCGCGACCTTGCCCGCCGTCGCTTTCCCACCGCCAGGGAAGCCGCCGACCTCCGCCGAGCGCATCGTGCACAACGGCGCTCGGAGGAGGCTTGCGGAGCGCTACGGATCGGATGAGTATCTCGCGCTCGCCGAGCGAGCGCACTGTCGCTACCTAGCCAGGAAGTTTCCGATCTTCCAGATAGCCGCAGCAGGCCTCCTACTCTTCGGCGCCTGGCTCCGTCCCAAGTCCAACTAACGAAACGAGTCCCCATGTACGAGTGTCGAGTCGAACGAGACAGCATCACCGAGTACGGCGAGCGCCTGACGACCTTCGTGGTCACGCTCCCCCGCATCGTGCTGGCCGAGCTGAACACCCACAAGATGCTGAGTAAGTCCTCGGCGTCGAGCCGAGCCATCCCGGTCGAGAGGCAGATCGCTCGCTTGCGAGAAGATCCGTTCTTGCCGGTGCATTGGGGCAAGAACCAAAAAGGCATGCAGGCCGAGCAGGAGCTCACCGCCGACGAGATTTCCGCAGCGACTTCGATCTGGCGTACCGCTGCCGACGCATCGATCGATTACGCCTTGAACCTCCTGACAGTCGGCGTCCACAAGCAGATCACCAACCGCCTGCTCGAGCCCTTCATGTGGCACACGGTCATCATCAGCGGCACCGAGTGGTCGAACTTCTTCCACCTCCGAGACCACAAAGACGCCCAGCCGGAGATCGCGAAGGCGGCGCGCATGATGCGGGAGGCCTATCAGGCGAGCACGCCGATGCTCATGACCGCTGACAACTGGCACCTGCCTTTCACGAGCGGCGAAGACTCGACCCCGTATATCGATCAACTCGTGAAGGTCTCCGTCGGGCGTTCCGCCCGGGTCTCGTACCTGAATCACGACGGCAAGCGCGATCCAGAAGATGACGTGAAGCTCGCCGAGCGCGTGCTCGCGAGTGGCCACATGGCGCCCTACGAGCATGTGGCGCGGCCGATGACACGCCCCGAGCGTCAGATCTTTGGGCGACGCGAGTACATTCCCCAGCCCCAAGGCCTTGGCGGCTTTGCTGATGGAAGTTGGTTCGAGACCGGAGGGAAGACTTATTTCCTCGGCAACTTCAACGGCTGGGTGCAGGCCCGGAAGATGATCCATGGCGAGTGGGACGTAAAGGCGTTCGGGAAGTGACGCTTTTCCGAAAGTACAACGCCCCAGCTCTTGTTGATCGCTGGGTGCTGGCGCTAGCGTTTCTCCCTCAGCTTCGCAATCCTACGAGGTTACCGGGCGCGACGTTCTACGAGGATCGCCCATGACACGCGAAGAAGCCATTCGTGTGTTCGAGCAGCAGCGTCACGTCGCGAACCTACGCGATGCTGACGAGCTGTGGCTGTCGCTGAAGACCAAAGAGTCCGATCTCTACGAGCGGCTCACGAACAACATCGGCACCCTCAAACCGAAGAAGCGCCGTCGCCTCGAGCAAGATCTGCACTGCACCCGGGTCCTGCTCGCCCTCATGAAGGCGAACTTCCCCGTCGTCAGAACCATCCTGGAGAACCAATGAAAACACGCACCCTCCGCCGCCTTCGGCGTGCGCTGAAGAAGCGCTCGGAGCCGAGCACCCGCGATAAGCAACGCGCCCAAGTCCTCGCCGAGCTGGACCGTGCCTCACAGCACGTAAAGCACCTAGCTGACCAGGCCGTCGCGAACCTCACCCCCAAGGAGCGAGAGATCCTCGACAAGCATTCCGATCGCACAGCCGACCGCTTCACTCGCATCCAGCGTCGCGTCGGTGACCACTTCGGGCAGCGCGCAAAAGAGACCATATCCGAAGTCTTGACCCGCTCCCTGGACTTCAACGCTCTGCCTCCCGCCTCGCCGCCGCCCGCGCTCTATCCCGTCGACCCTCAAACAGATATCGGCCCAGCGATCTCTCCGAAGCCCACCGCCGGAGCCCTCCTCGCCGCCATGCTCCAAGGCAAGAAGGCCTAGCCATGGCGATGGTGCAAGAGACGCTCCCCTGGATCCCCAAGACCGCTCACGCCGTCCTGAGTGACGATCGCAAGTACCGCTACGTGCTGTACCGATCGCTCGATGGGCTCGCCTGGGATGACGAGCTGCGCCCGGACGGAAAGAAGCGCCTCACAGTCTGCTTCGTGATGCTGAATCCATCGCAGGCCGACGAAAACAAAAAACGATCCCACGATCGAAAAGCTCATCAAGTACGCCTCCATCTGGGGCTTCCAGCGCCTGTCGGTCGTTAACGTCTACGCCCTCATCGAGACAGAATCGAAGGAGCTGCGTCGCCTACTCGCCACCGTCACTCACGACAAGATCATCGGGGACCACAACCAGGCCTTCCTTGAGACCGAGCTCGGCAACGCCGAGAAGATCGTGTGCGGCTGGGGCAATGAAGGCGTGAAGCGCAACGACGTGATCCATGCACTCCTCGGCTCCGACGGCCTCAACAAGCGCGCCTGGTGCTTCAAGAAAAACCTGAACGGCACTCCGGTCCATCCGCTCTACCAACGAGACGCGGCCGAGCTCGTCCCTTACGAGCTGGATCCATGAGCCGCGCCAACGCCGATCAGCAAAACCTCCGAGACTTGCTCGACGCCATCCGCCTCGTGCTCGGTAAAGATCCCATCTACCGCCAGGTGAAGACGACGTACTTCCAGATGGAGCTGACGGTCGATCCACTGAAGCGCCCCGCCCAAGAGTGGTTTACCGCAGGCGGCGCTATCCCCGACGAGACCCGTAGCCGCGATCAGAGCGTGCACAAGGCGATGAAGAAGCTCTCGGGCCACCGCGTCCCCCCGAACCATTACGAAAAGGTCAGCACCACGCACGGTAGGATCCGATGACAGAGAGCGATCCCATCCGCGTCGACCAGGTGATCCTCATCTGCCAAGGCTGCAAGGCCGAGCGCCTCTTTTACCCCAAGCCCATCCTGGTCGGAGCGGCCGCGATCAAAGCATGGCTCGACGCAAAGCCCACGCGCTGCCAGTGCGGCGCTACCCACTGCGACGCGAAGATGAGGTTAGTCAAAGATGAAACACCCTGAGCCTCCCAAACCCCGCCCTGTGGTCATTCGCCAAGCCTGGATGGTGACGCTTGCCGACGGCAGCCGTCACGACATGGGTCACTCCTTTCATTTGAAGGATGAAGACCGCATCCAATACGTCTGTGACGCCATGTCACTCACCGATCCCGGCAGCACTATCGAAACCATTGGCGAGCCCGAGCTCATCCACGTCACTGAAGAGCAGTACGCGCTGATCAAGGCAACTCCTCATGGCCTCCGAGTCGGATAAGCTCCGGCGCGAAGCCCGAGATCTCATCGCATCCCTCCGCAAGGTGACGCCAGTCCTCCTCATGGAGGCCGCGCGCCTGGTCGAGCTGCGCGCTGAAGACCAATCGATCGCGCCAACGCACGTCGTGGGGCTCTTTGAGCAGCTGAGACTGCTCGGGTGGGATGGGGTGCCTGCGGAGCGCGCGGAGACCCAGCGGCTATGGCACGTGATCTTCGGCTGCAAGAACTGCGGCAAGACCGTCTGCTCCGATTCGGTCCCTACCGAGCAGCGTGCCCGGGCGATAGCCAACCGCCCCTTCGTCTTCCACTCGGATTACCTGCTCGAGGAGGAGCCTCACTGCCGGGGGTTACTCGAAGTCCTTTCCCTCGGTCGCTAGCTCTGCTCAAGTCGGTTTCGAGTGACGAGTCCCAACCAATTACCCCCCGCAGGCGGAGTAGTCCCCGGACGCTACCCGCCGATGGATCTCGATGCCGAGCGCGATGTGCTCGGCCAATGCATCATCGTCCCCGGTGACATCGATCTGGTGATCGGTTGGGGCCTTCAGCCCGGGCACTTCTCTCAAGATCAGAACCGTCGCATCTTCGATGCGATCTTGCGCGTCCACGAAGACGCGTCGATGGTGGTCGACGAGGTCGCGCTCGCGGCCGATCTGCGCCGGAACAACCGCCTCGACCAAGTCGGCGGCACGGTCTACCTGGCGCAGCTCGCGATCATGCCCTTCCAGGTGGAGACCCAACTCCACCAGCGCGTACGCATGATCATCGATCACTGGCGCGCTCGCCAAGCGATCTCGATCCAGCAGGTGGGCGTCGCGACGCTCTATCAGCCGCAGGGGACGTTCCTGCAAGAGACGCTCGAGAGTCTCGAGCAGCAGCTGTGGGAGGTCACGCACGGCGCCGTCCCGACCAGCTACGTCAACGCAGGCCAGCTCGCGCATGACGCGCTCACCGAGATGAGCGCGCTGCTCGCTTCCGGCCAAAGCATCACTGGACTCACAACGGGGTTTGCCGATCTCGACGCCGTCATTACCGGCTATCACGCGGGCGACCTAGTGGTGTTGGCCGGACGGCCGGGCATGGGCAAGTGCCTAGGAAGAGGCACTCCGGTGCTGAGGTACGACGGCACAGTGGTGCCCGTCGAGGCCGTGCGCGCGGGAGATTTGTTGATGGGCCCAGACAGTAAGCCTCGTCGGGTGCTGACAGAAGCCAAGGGGACTGGTCCGCTCTGGAAGATCACGCCGACCAAGGGAGATCCTTGGATCTGTAACTGGTGTCACGTGCTCACGATGGTGCACAGCAGCGACAACCGAGTGATCGACATGTCACTCGATGAGTACCTGAAGCAGGGTCAGAAGTTTAAGCACCAGCACAAGTTGTTCTCGGTGGGCGTGGAGTTTCCAGAGACTAAAGCGCCGCTGCCGATTGCGCCGTATGCGCTGGGGTTGTGGTTGGGTGATGGGACGAAGTCGTACAAGTTTTCGATCACTAAACCCGACCCAGAGATCCGCCCGGCATTGGAAGAGCTAGCTCGTGTCGAAGGGCTACGATTTGGAGTGCATACTCCAACGGGCGGCTCTCGGTGTCCTGAGTTGTACATTCGAAAAGAACGTAAGGGGCATGGGCGCACGTCATCGCTTGTGCAGAAGTTACGGCGACTGTTCCCTGATCTGAAGAACTTGCAGATCCCGCAGGAGTACCTCGTAGCCAGCGAGCATGACCGGCTGGAGTTGCTGGCTGGGTTAGTGGACACCGATGGGCATCTAGTGAGCGGCTGCGTCGAGATTGCGCAAAAGTCCCTCGGTATCGCTAGCGGGGTGATGTTCCTGGCTCGCTCGCTCGGTCTTCGCGTCACTTGTCGCCCAAAGTACGTGAAGGGCATCGCCTATCAACGGATGTTCATCTCGGGAGATCTCGCGCGGATCCCCACGCGCATCCCAAGAAAGAAGCTCCAGCCTCGCGAGCAGAAAAAGAACGCGCTCCGCACGGGCTTCAAGGTCGAGCCCATCGGGGATGGAGAGTACTTTGGGTTCGAGCTGGATGGCGACGGCCGATTCCTGCTCGGCGACTTCACGGTAACCCACAACACGGCAGCGCTCTGCTCGAGCCTGCTCCGTGCCACGCGCCCGCCGACTGACGGATCCCCGCCGCCTGCCGCCTACCTGCACTCGCTCGAGATGCCGAAAGAGCAGATCGCGCTTCGCTTGGTGTGCTCGTACGCGAGCGTGGAGTTTCAGAAGATCCGGCTCAACAAGCTCCAGCAGCACGAGTGGAACAAGCTCTTCGACGCCTGCAAGGCGCTGATGGCGCACCCCATCCTGATCGACGACAAGCCCGCGATCACCGTCGCTGAGATCCGGAGCAACGTCCGAAAAATCAAGCGCGAGATCGAGCTGAAGCGCATCATCGCTTCCGGCCTCGTGCTGGTCGCCATCGACTACCTGCAGTTGATGCGCGGCGAGCAAGGCCAAGGCCGCGAGCGCGAAGTCGCGTCCCTGACCGCTGGCCTCAAGAACACCGCCAAGACCGAAAAGGTCTGCATGCTGACCCTCGCTCAACTGAATCGCGGCGTCGAGAACCGTGGCGGCAAAGGCACCGACAAACAGAAGCGCCCGCAGTTGCAAGATCTGCGTGAGAGCGGGGCGATTGAGCAGGATGCCGACACGGTGATGTTTTTGTTCCGGCCGAAGTACTACGACAAGGAAGTCCAGAACGACACGCTCGAAGTCATCGTCGAGAAAAACCGAAACGGCCCGACTTGCATCGTGGAGCTTGCCTTCGAAGGGTCGACGATGACGGTCAAGTCGATCGTGAAGGGGTATACGGAGTTCGAGGGGGTCGGCGAAGATGCGGGCCCCGGTTACTTCAACGACGAAGATCCCCTACCCGAGGACTGGCGGGACAAATGAGAGTAGCCTTTCCGGATGCTCGTTCAAATCATCGTCGTCCTCCTCATCATCGGTGTCGTGGTCTGGTTTATCGGTCAGATCGGCCAGCTCGACGCGACGATCAAGAAACTGATCCAAGCGGCGCTCATCATCGTGGCGCTGCTGTTCTGCAAGCGTTTGGCCTCTTGGGCACTGGTGCCCATTCAGGAAGGACGCTGCTCTGGTAAGAAAGAGAATCTAGGCTGGAAAGGTTGACGGAGCGGGAGCTGTTCTGCGAATAGTCAGAGCGTGACACGCACAAGCGCTTCTCGCGCCATTCAACCACTCCTACCCAAACCGAGGCTCCGCTTGGTGCAAGAGAACTTCGACTTCTACGTCCGAACCGAGGTCAACCACAGCACGCATGTGTTCGAGGTACACGTGGTGGTGAAGGGCACGGTCGTCACGCTGTACGGCGCAAAGTCCCGACTGTGCGCGGGGATCTGGGACTCCGGAGGCTACGTGCGATACGCGAACGCCACTCAGCTCGACGTGCACCCCGCCATCCTGGATCAGGTCGATCTGAAGCTCCGCCAGAAGATGACGACGAAAGGCGACGTCTTCCGCGTGCATCCGCCGCGTCGCTCGGCGGTTGGCTACCAGGGATGATGGAAGTCCAAGATCTAGCTGCCCTTGCGGCTTTAGATGCGAGGGATCTACCGTTGTTGTCTCGAGTGACGATTCTCGAGATACCCGATCACTCGCCACGTAAATGGACGAATCGGTTCGTCCTGTGCGGGAAGTCCTCCCGGGTTTCCGTAGATAGTGAGTCGATTTATGTGCCAGCGTTGAACAGCGACTACCAGTGGGTCCGGCTGCGAGACATCCCTTGATGAAGTGCCCGATCTGTAAACGAGGCGAGCTGTACGAGTTCACCGCGGGCGTCTGGTGCTCGAGGCGCTACGCCAAGCGCGCCCCCTGCGGCTTCGAGGCAGGATTGTGCAACTCTCCCCAAGAGTGGACAGCGCAAGTCGAGCGCTACCGATCGAGGCAGCAAGAACTTGCGGCCCAGGTCGCGCGCCGAGTAGGCTCTCGGGTATGAAAAAGTTCTCCATCCTGCTCCTCGTGCTCTTCGCCGCGCTCAGCACCGGCGGTTGCGCTGCTCTCGCAGCCGCTGCCCCCTACCTCGCCGAAGCCGGCGTGCTCCTGGCCGACGCCACGAACGCCATCAACGCCGCCGACGATCTACTGCCGAGCCTACATCTGACGGCCGCCGCGGAGACCAAGGCCGAGGCGGCCATCGCCAAAGCGCGAAAATCCATCGCTGCGGCCGCGGCCCTCGACAACGGCGCCAAGGACTTGACCGCCGCGCAGCTCGACGCGAGCTTGGCGGAGTTCCGGGCATCGTGGGCTGATCTGCAAAGCATCTTCGCTAGCAATCAACTCGGCGCCGCTCCAGCAAGCGACGCGCTCCCTATCCCGCTAGCGATGAAGCGGGCTTATCAGTGAAAGCCGTCCTGTTCGCCGGGTTGCTCTCGATGTGCACTCCGTCGAGCCCATCGACGACCACGCCTCCAGCCCCGTCCGTGACGGTGGACGCAGGTCCGCCGCCCTCGGCGGCTCCTGCCTGCGCAGCCGCCGCGCAGCACATGATCCAGTTGTCGTGTCCACCCGAAGAGGATGCCTTCGGCGGCTGGATCGCCGAGTGCTCAGGCTGGCCGCGCGCGATCGCCATCACGAGCTGCATCCAAAAGCAGACCATTTGTCTCGGCACTCGCCAGTGCCTCGGAGGATCCCCATGATCGAAATCCTTGTCTACAATCAAACCACCGTACTCACCGACGCGCAGGTGCAGGCTGTCATCCCTGCGCTACAAACGCAGCTCGATCGCGATCTCTGCCCAGCCTGGTCGCTCGGTCAATACAAGCTCCTCTTCGTGCCCAAAGGGCAAGCCGCACAGAAGGGGCAGTGGCAGTTTCTGTTCTTGGACAACACGAGCGACGCGAGCGCGCTTGGCTATCACGATCAGACGTCATTCGGAGATCCGATCGCGTACATCGGCGTCCAGGAGACCATCAACGACCACGGCACGTGGAGCGTGACGGCGAGCCACGAGCTGTGCGAGATGTGCGTCAACCCCAACCTGAACGACAGCGAGTACAACGATCGCCAGAACCGCATCGACATCCGCGAGTGTTGTGATGCCGTGGAGTCGGACTCCCTCGGCTACGCGATCAACGGCGTGCAGGTGTCGGACTTCGTCTTGCCGGGGTGGTTCAATGCGGACGTGGCGCCGACCGTGCCGCTGAGCTTCGGTGGGCATGTCTCGCAGCCCTTCGAGCTCGCGCCGGGCGGGTACATCAGCTTCATCGATCTCGCCAAGCCCTCAGCCGGCTGGCAGCAGGTGTTCGCGGACGCCGCCTCGAAGAAGCGACCGGGCACGAGCCGTGGCGCCATTCGAGCGCGCATGAGCGCACTCGGCGGCATGGCTCGTAAGAGCACGCGCTGACGTAGAGCGTCCGATCCCCCAGCATATAAATTCTTGCGATTCAGATCGAGCAAGCGCACTCTAGCGTCATGCTCGACGCAGTGATGCATGTGCTGGTGGGTTCGCTCTTCGGCGTCTACGACGCGCTCACGGCAAAGAGGGTCGCGTGAAGACCGCGCGCTGCTACCGGTGCTTCGAAGTCTTCCCCCAGGCCGAGCTCACGCGGGTGACGACCGCGTGCGGCTGCGAGCAGGGCTACTGCCTCGGATGCATCACGAGGCCAGGCCTCGTGGCCTTCCTGGGCTTCGTGGCGAGCCGGTGCGTGAAAAAGATCGCGGCATAGCCAGATCGCGCTTGCACTGAACAGCGGAGCAGCGGTACCTTTCCCTGCATGACGGGGAAAGACATACGGCGAATTCTCAAAGATCGTGGATGCGTAGAGTCTCACTGGAATGGGTCGCACTTGAACATCGTGTGCGGCGCGTGTCAGACTTCAATCCCGATCCACGGCAACGAAGACATCAAAAAGGGCACTCTGCGGGGCATTGAAAGACACCTTGCGCCGTGCTTTGGTAAGCATTGGCTAGGGAGATTTTAAGGCCATGAAATACACAGTCAACTATGCTTTAGACGAAGACGGCTGGTGGTACACGTCGATTCCAGCCATCCAGGGCTGCCATACCCAGGGTCGGGACTTGGCTCAGGCTAAGGAACGGATCCGAGAGTGCCTCGGCCTTTACGTGTCTGCCCCGGAGGCTCGCACGGCAGAGTTCGTTGATGTGATCGATCTTCCGAAAGAAATCGACGATGCCGCGCAGAAGCTCAAGGAATCGTTTGCCTCCAAAGATTTGGCATCGATCGTGATGGGCGCTCCGATCTGAAGTGCCATGGCCAAGTACGTCGTCCGTTATGATTGGGACCCAGAGGGAGTGTGGTTCGTGCACATCCCGGGTCAGAAGAGCTGTTTCACGCAGGCGAACACGCTTGCTCAGGGTCGGAAATACATCCTCGAAGTGATCGAGTTGATGCTGGGTCCGAAGGCAGCAAAGACGGCTACGTTGGTCGATGACGTACGGCTACCCGGGAACCTCAAGCGGCAAGTGGTTTCGGTAGCGAAGCGTTATGCCCTAGTGGGCGCTCGATCCCAAGTGCTGCACAAGCAACTGGCGGCGCGTGGATTGAGCAAGCGAGATCTGCGTGAGCTGCTCCCGCGTCGCGGGTAACTGCGCTGTTGACGCTGCCAATGAGAGCGGACTAGTGTCACCGCCCTGAATGCATGCTGGCCCGCGGCCGACCATTGTGCTGGGAATCGCCCCAGGGCTGAAGTCGCTCGCCTACTCGGTCATGAGCTCGCTCGGCACCACGCTCACCCAGATCGACCACGACATCCTGCTTGGCGGCCACCTCAAGAAATCCCTCGCTGATCTAGCCAAGAAAGCGTATGCCCATGCGCTGATCTTGGACGTCGTGTTCGAGCGGAACCCTCCAGCGGTCTTGACCATAGGACCTGCCTGTAACTCAGGCGAGCCCCCCGAGCACCTGTGGGCCGTGCGCACGATGCTCGCGGCCGTGGCGGGAAACTTCGGCGTCCGCATCGCCGAGCTGAGCGAAGAGCAGATGACCGAAGCCCTCGGTTTGGGCCCCAAAGAGACCCTGGGCCGTGCGGTCAACCGCTCGCTCGGCGGCCCGACGGACTCCTCCGACCGCCGCCTCGTGCTGGCGGACGCCATCGCCGTGGCGGGCTCGAAACTGCTCCAGCGCGGCGCGCTGTGACTGAACGGATTTCTTTTTCACGTGCAACTATCACCTAGGTAACCGCAAATGACCGCAGTTTTCATCGGGATAGCCGTCGTGGCATGCTTATTGTCGTCGGTGGCTTGCTACGTCCGCGGCCACTGGACCGGCATGGCTTCCGGCATCCTACAGGCCCGAGACGAGATCCGGAGCACGACCGAGGTCGCCGAGCACTGCCGCCAGCAGTGGGCTATCTGGGAACAGAAGGCCGAGAGCTATCGCTCGCTCAATTCGGACATCCTCCTCGAGCGGGACAAGTGGCAGCACCTGTATAGCGATCAGTCGGCCGCCCACGGCAATGCCCAGGCCCTGATGATGGGGGCTATCGACTACATGGGCCGGAAGCTCGATGCGGCGGGGATCAAATTCCAGGTCCCGCCCGTGCTGGCCGAAGTCCAGCGGCAGTTCGTGAGCGACCACCTCACCCCGGCGATCCAACAAGTATCCACAACTTGTAATCAACAAGCGGATCCGTCTGAAAAAGTCCAGCAAAAAACGTCCGAGGTAGGCTAAACAATGTCCGACGACTTCGAAAGATTCACGACCCCGCGCGCCGACGAAGAGCTCCACCAGGGCGTGGAAGCGCCGGTCGTGATGGGCACTTCCCCAGAAGACGGCCTACCGATGCAGGTCGCCCAGCGGAACTTCGACAAGGCCCCGGCCCTCTCGGAAGAGACGCTCATCTGCATGGCGGACAAGCGGAGCTTCGTCGTGCGGCACGAGTTCAGCGGAGCCGTGGTTCACAGCTGGCCCGCGGCTGTGGTCAAACGTTTCCCGAACGGGATCTACATTGCACCGATGCCAAAGGACCAGCAGGAGCTTTGGGCGATGAGCGAGCGTGCCCAGGAGGACTTTCCTGTTCTGGATCTTGCTGGCGAGAAATGGGTGGTCGTCGAGCCCATCCGCCCGCAATGCGCTCACTACCTGCGCCAGCAAACTGATCTCTCCGCCGATCGGGATCACCGCTATTACGCTCGTGCGTGCATGGCGCAGAAGACCGAGGACGGCGAGTACTACTCGCTCCGCGACACGCTCATCGGCGCCTGCAGCATTCGTGAGCCGCGTCACCTCGAATCCGAGATTACGATCTTGGACAAGTTCGATGAAGAGAAGATGCTCGAGGCTCAAACCAAATCCGAGATGGAAGAGTTCGATGTGGACAAGGCACTCGCAGAAGAGGCTCGCAACGGCGGCCTCGGCGTGCTCGGCGGCTGAGTGAAACAAGGATCTGAAAGAAGGAAATAGTCGGTCATGGCAAACGAACAACAACTAGGCCCAGACGAAGTGCGCGAGCTCATCAAGGAGCAACGGAAGGAAGCCGCGAGCGCGTTTGCGCTCTTCAAGAAGAAGGTCGCTACCGGCGCGATTGCTGATCTGACAGCGCTCGCCTATGAGATGGAAAACCTCTTCTCACTCGTCGTGGATCTCGGCGATCAATCGCTCGGGCTCCACCTGGACAACATGGACTGGAGCGAAGACATCGAGAGCGAGATCGACGCGCTGAAGGCCGGCGTGAGCTCGCTCCTGCCGAGCGACGCCGAGGCGCTGAAGACAACGCTCCTCGCTTTGCAGCGAAACCTGCGCGCCTCGACGGGCCCGGAAGATAATGAGCCCGCGCTCTTGACCCAGAAGGTCACCGAGACCTTGGCCTTCATCGACGCCATCACGATGGATGAGGAAGGCGACGATCCCGACGACGAGCTGCCGGACGACGACGACGAGAACTGATCTTCCCGATGCCGCCCGACCCCCACAAGCGTGAGCGCCGCACCGAGCGGCGGCTGGTCCCCGACCTCAATGACACCATTGAGGCCGCGGGCCAGAAGCTCA